GGTATTTCAATTTTCTGGTAGTCGTTTTCAACGACTACCAGAAAACAACAAAATGGGTAGGGCGTCTAAAGACGCCCGCTCCATTCTTGCAATTTTCTGCTAACCACCTTTGGTGGTTAGCAGAAAACAAACAAGTCGTATGAGGCGCCTAAAGGCGCCAAAAACGACCTTGCAATTTTCTGATGGATGTGCAATTCAACCCTAAGTTAAAAATATACAAAATACACAATAATTTCTATTACAACTTACCGGTCTTCTATACCACAATATTATTTTATATATTTTTCTCGCATTAGTCTCGGCCAAATCTCGCTATAATGGTGTCTATAAATGCATCCCGCAAAATCTGATCTCTTCCCTTTGGCAATATCATATCTTTAATAAGAGGCACTTTCCTTTGTTCCTTTATTTTGTCCGCAATAAACTTCCGCATAGATTTCGCAATTTCCTTTTCTTTTTCATAAAAGTTCTCATAAAAGTCAGTTTGGTATTCCACATCCGCAAATAAACACATTTTTTCAAACGCTGTATTACGCTCCTCGTCAGATATATCTGCCCTAGATAAAAGCCAAAAACCAAAATGCATCAATTTCGCATATTTGTTAGGTAATGTTTTTCCAAAGTTTTTTGTTTGGTTCAAATTAGGTGCCATTATAAAACATATGTAGTTGTATTGCTCATATACAAATATTAAAAAGAGTATTTCGATTTTCTGTAAATATGCAATCCAACCAATATCTATAACTAAAGTTATGAGGCGTGTTCCACATTTTTTGTTAATACAAACAAAATAACCCACAACATTTTACCTACGAGTTTCCGCAATTCAGCGTATCTTTCTATTTTTTCTATTTTTTTAATTGTAGTCGGTTCTCTAGAAGCGTGATAAGAAAGTGCATATATCAATAAAGACGTCGATAATATGTCGTAGGTTATACAACTGATGCAGTGCAAATTATGGTTGTTTTTTATTAGTGGTATAATATAGTCTATATCTAGTACTTGTTCTCCGATTTTTTCAGTTATAGTATTTCCTATTAAACGATAGGCCATTAGATTCCTTAGACTAAAAATACCGGTTTTAGAGATGAGGTCGTACATTTTGGGTTTAGGATAATTAGAATAAAGACAGATACCGTTAGTGCTATTACAAGTTCTCGTGTTGTTGGAGTTCAATTTTCTGATGGATGATGAAATCATCCATCAGAAAAACAACAAGATGGGGTATGCACTAAAGGTGCATACCCCATCCTTGCAATTTTCTGTGAACCGCCTTTGGCGGTTTGCAGAAAGCACCAAGTCATATGAGACGCCAAAAATGACCTTGCAATTTTCTGATGGACCCAAATGTGGTTTATAGAAAATTGTAAGGTCGTTTTTAGCGCCTCATACAACCCGGTGCGTCAAAGACGCACCTTGTCGGATTGGTTTACAGAAAATTGCAATTCCTGTATAGCGCGCCTAAAGGATTGGTACTTTCTGTAAATCACTACGTGATTTACAGAAAATTGAAATACTTTTTTTAAAAACCGACTGTAAGCATATTACTCTCAACTCGATTATTAATACTACTTTAAACTATTAACTCTATTATTTTATCAACAATGAACTCAACTAATACAACGCGTTTAGACGAGCTGGCTACCAAGGTGCAGTCGTCAGTAAACGCATACTGGGATAAAAAGGATATATGGAATACAGCATCTATAACGAACTTTGCAAAGCAAAGTCTAGAAAAAAAAACATTGTGCGGAATCAATAATACCGCTAATGCTTTTACATGTCTTTCAAACTATGAAGACCCTCAGTTTCAAGATTTAGAAAAAGAATTGCTAGAAAAATATATACTGGCGGAAGAATATCTTGAAGAATTGCGGGTTTCTATTTCAAAAACAATTAACGATCATAAGTCAATCATCAGTACAGACAGAAAACTAATCCAGCAAATAGCAGACAAACGTGCCCAACTTAGTAAAACTAGTACTACAATCGATCATATAGCACAACAGGAAATCAATCTCCTCGCTCTGATCCGAAAAAAATTACCCCAAGATGTGATTCGTCATATAAGCTCATATTTTCCACAAGCCATCGGGTTATGTTGTGTTGCTATTCCTACCCAAAACCTAGGAAGCATTCTCAGCTCTCTCAAACTGAAAAATCTAAAAAACATTTATAACTGTGAGAACAGGTCGCCGTTTCTTTATGAAACACTAGTTAATTTAGTTAACGCCAAAATAATTAGATCTCAAGACATCTCTGATATCAGTACGTACCAGCGTAAATATTTAAAACCAGAAATTGTTAAACGCATAATAAACAAGTGTAATGCCTATAACGTGATGTTAAATGTCGTATCATACATAACCAACCCAAAACACAGTTGTTATACTCGTTGTCTCAAAGCAAAACAAATGATTGAAGCCGAACTGACCTATATCTATAAATTAATTACGTTTGCGTCTAAGCCGGAAATAAATAAGCGCGCAAAATCAAAACCAAAGGTAGCCAAGCACGAGAACCCTATACAAGCAGAACCACAGGACATATAGATCATAATCAAAAGCAATGAAACTAAGCATCAAAAAACATAATATATAAAAAATATCATATATCATATTATTTACGCATGTATTTTGACATATGTTGGCGTGGTATTAAAGCCGCATCATCATTATTATTATTATTATTATTTGTTGTAAAATTATAATTATTATTATTTTCTGTAAACAAACTATCTTTTTTTTTCGTCTCAACATTTTTTTCTGGTTCTCCACCAGCCCTTCTACTAAACCCATCATCAGCCGCGGTCGCGCCGCCGTAAATATCCAAAATCTTGGAAACAATAGCACTACGTTGGACATCCGCGGATTCCAATTCCACGTATTTTATGTCTTGATTAAGAGAACCAGTATGACTATTATTACCAGTACTATGACTATGGCTATGACCAGTACCAGTACCAGTACCAGCACTATGACCCTTCTCATACACCTTCAGTTTCCGCAATAGGTCCGCCAATCCATTATCCATCCCCCGGTCGCTCTGTTTCAAATCCCCGGTAATAACCATCTTGGAGCCTTCGCCCAACCGGGTCGTAAGCATAAGCATCTGGTTCGGAGAACTATTCTGCATTTCGTCCGCAATAATAAATGCGCGCTTAAATGTCCGCCCACGCATAAATGCTAGTGGAGAGATTTCTATAACTCCCCCGTGCAACATAGCATCTATGTCTTTTTGCGCATAAAACTCCAACAAAATATCAAAAATGGGCCGGGTCCAAGGATCCATTTTATTAATAAGAGAACCCGGTAAAAACCCGATTTCTTCTTCTTCTACAGGAACAACTGGTCGAGTCATAATGATTTTCGATATAGTCCCACGCCTTAGTTCTTGTATAGCGGTATAACATGCAAACAAGGTTTTCCCGCTACCTGCGGCTCCAACTCCCAGGACGATTTTTGTTGACGGCTCTTCCAAATATTGCACGTATGTTTTCTGATTCAAAGTCCGGGGAGTATAAACGGGCGAAATAGCACGGCAATTACTGTACCCGCCGCCTCCGGCGGCCAACCCCGCAACAATGTCCTTTGATCCAAACCCACTACCAGACCCAGAATCATCTGCTAACCGACCACGTTTCGCGCGCATTTGCAAATCTCTACGTAGTCCGCAACCATTCATATAATTAATGCAATCCATTCCATCGATAAGACATAGACCCATCAATAATACATAAAAAATATGCATTATGGTATATTGCAATAATAATATACCATATTTCATTGTTTCTAGATAGTTTATTGAATAGTTTATATATTCATATATCCCCGACCCCAACCTAGACCTAGACCTAGACCAAGACCTAGACCTAGACCTAAATCTCCGCAACAACGCGCTGAGCCGTTTCCAGAGCACCCTCCATCCATTGCTGATATTCACCCGAGTAATGTTCTCCACATAAATAAATAGGCACCCCCGGATCAGGATGCAAAGGAAACTGAGAACTATCTGCGCCTATACCCCAATATCCTACTCCACAAGGCCAATGAAACACGCGTGTACTTATAGGAGTAGGTATATCAATCCCCGTGCTTTTTTTTATCAACCGCACCAATTCTCTATTAACTCCCGAAATACCCTGCGACCCATACAACCGATTCCACCAATCCGCATATTTATTATCCGAATAAGAAATCATTATAACACCATCAGCCTCAGATATAGGTATAACCATCCGCAGATTATTATTCGTAGTAAACTTGGGCATTCCGGAGAACCAAGTTTTTCCCCTAACTACTGGAAATGTGCTATAGATACGACACAATGGAGCACACACAATTTGTGAGAACACGGCCTTCATTGGTTTAAATAACGGCAGTTTTTCAGTAACTTGTTTCGGCAATGCGCAAATGCATTTCAACCCCACGTATGGTCGCACATTTTCCTTGCAATATACTTCTATAACACTACCGCTATCCGGGTTAGCTACGCTAGAAGGCCCCGGCCCCGGCCCCGGGTCCAACTGGCTTTGTCTAACACCTTCATAGACATAGCGTATATCTGAAACCGTTTTACGACACAAAATAAGAGAACCCGAATGTTTAGAAATCTTACCCACCAATTTATCAATAATCTGATATAGTCCTCCAGTCAATCCCCCAAAATCATTACCCGGTCCAAGTTCTCCCAATAGATGTATAGCATCATATGCATTCATAATAACCAACTCCGAATAATATCCAAACGACGCCTTAATATATTCTATTTCCGATTTTACTAAAATCCGCTTAGCATAATCCAAAAAAGACATCGACCTAAGTAGCCGAGTTGATTCCAATTTACTCGCTAAAACCACTTTCAATACGTACCATTTTGTCTTAATATCAGTCCCCAATAAAATCCGCGGCTCAGTACCATCTGCTGGCGCATAACCAGCATCACTCGACATAGGATATATTTTTTTCGACAACCCAAGTTCTCCAATTAAATCCATCAACAACGCGTGAGACATATTGAAACGACCCGCCCCGGCTTCTACTGACATATATTTATCTGTATACGTATGAACCCTTCCCCCAACAGCTCCCTCTTTTTCCAAAATCAACACACTAGCTTTAGGAAACCGTTTCAACAATAAATGGGCGCAATAAAGTCCCGAAATACCTCCACCAAGGACAATATAATCGTACACCATTCTATTATATATGTATAACCAGATATCTATATCCACAATTAGCCATATTACTGCAATAACCACCATA